ATCGACGGTGATCTCGCCGCCGCCGCGCAGGGTCACCGGCGGTTCGTCTAACGTCTGAAAAACCGGAATTTCTCGCTCGACGACCGAATCGTCATACAAAGTGCTCGAATATTTGCGCATCACGAACTGCGCTTTCGGCAAGCCTTTATCGAGATCGTCGTAATCGATGTCTTCGATCCGAACGGGCAAATTGACCACGCTCGCGCCCGCGTCCGACACGCAAACGACGTCGCCTTCTTCCAAAAACAAAGCTTCGCGGTCAGATTCGTTTTGATAGAAAAAATCGGCGTCGCGCTGTTCGGCCAAAGCGCCGGACATAATTCGATACGCCTGATGAAAACTGTCGATGCCCGAGCCGTCAAGCTCGAGCTTGTTTTCTTTTTTGACCTTGGCGATATGCGCCTCGTCACGCAGGGTCAGCTCGACCAATCTAAAGTCCTGAGTGGCGTCGCGAAAAGATAATTTAACGAGGTTCGTCGACTCTTCGCGCCGTCCCAGAATAAATTTGTAAGTGTCTTTAAGCACGTTCGCCGAATCGAGATTTGTGCGAATCGAACCCTTGTCCGAAAAAACATATTCGACGCGCAAAACTTCGGTGCCGGTTCGATTGAAATCGTTCGGCAAGGCGGCGTTGAGCGTCGGCAAGGATTCGATCACGAAGCCCGAACCGTCGTTCGTCGAATGATAACGAAGCTTGGCCGAGTCTTTTTCGGGCGATACATACCAGATCACCGAATCGGCCCCAGCGGGCAGCGTGAGCGCGTCGACCGTGATTTTCTGATCGGCCGTCAATGTCACCGACGCGACCGGCGAGATCAAAGTGCGGCCGTTAGCGTTTTCGAAAGCATAGGCAATTTTGTACACGCCCGCCGCCAGCGCGCCCGATGCGGTCGCCGTCAGATCGGGCGCGGCCGGCGGGTTGGCGAGCGGCGCGGGATGGTCGTAAGTCAGATCGTTGTCGAGCGCGAGCGCGCCGAATTTGGCAGTGATCGAAACTTCGGCCGAACCCGGAACCCAGGCCGCCGCGAATTTGCGGCGCAGCCGGGGATGCGCATTGATCGAACCGTAAAAAAATCCGGCCAGCGTTTCGACGGTATCGAACTCGTTAGCGATCACCGCGATTTCTTCGCCGTCAAGCGCGATCGAATTTATATCTTCGCCGGTCAGAACGTCGTCGATCGTCAACAGCGCCAACGCCGGAACACTCGCGCCGTCGCAGCCCGCAAACGGCGTGACGGTGATGTTTTCGCTTGCTTCCAGTTCGACATCGTTCTGCGCTTCGTCGTACGTGGCCGCCGTGACTTTTCTGACTTCCGAGAGAACCGAATGCGGCTGAACCAGAACCGAGCCGCGCAAAGACGCGATCCACGGAGAAACATCATCGAGATCGAGCGTGTCGCCGCCGGCGGCGATCGTTCCGAGGCCGAGCGCGAAATCGGCCGGCTTTTTATGCTTGAGATTGATCTTGCCGTCAAAGCCCTGCGTCAAAAACATTCGCGACGACGGTAAAACGGCTTCGTTGAGCCAATCCCAGAGTTTTTGCTGTTTGTTGGCGACGCCGTTAAAGGTGTACCGGCGACGCAAAAAAGTGCTCAGGTTTATGCGCGGCGTTTCATCCGGCGTCGGCGGATCGGGAAAATCCGGCGGCTCGATCGGGATCAGATCGTCATATTCGCTCGGCGTCACGTTCTTGCCGAAGACGTCCGCAGCTTCGGCATCGCCATTTAAATATTTTAAATAATCGGTCGTCACCGAGCCCGTCGGCGTCAACAGCCCCGAGCTCGAAAGATTGGCTTCGCGAAAGCCCGTCGGCGCAAAAATCAAATCGGAAAAAGATTTATCGAATAAAAACTCCTGATTATATTTATAGGCGTCGACGAACGATTGAATATTGAGCCAATCTTCGGTCAGATTTTCGAAATGCTCGCTCAGCAAACAATATCTCACGAGCGCGGCGGCGTTGTCCGACCAATCTTCGACCGCGAAATTGTCGTCTTCGTCAAGGATTTCGACGATCAGCGTCAAGAGCAGCGCCGCGATGTCGGGCGCGGGATCGGTTTCAGAGGCCGCCGTGCCCGACCAATACGTGCCGATCCAAGCCGTATTCGCATAATAACCGTTGGCCGTCCATCCGCTTTCGGGGATCGGAATTTGCTCGTACGGCGTCGGGCCCAAATTCGGCGGGTAACCGTAACGTTTATGAAGCGTCCCGAACTGCTGAAAGCGGTAATCGGTCGAGTAGATGCGCAAATATTCTTTTATTTTGCCTTCGCAAAATGCGGTGATGGCCTTAATGAGCTCGCCTTCATCCTGATAAGCCAGGTGAGTGCCCAAAATCTGCACGCGCCCGAAACAGAACGGCAAATCTTTGTTGGTGTCGATATCCGACACGCTCGACCATTGCAGGCGTTCGTAAACCGTTTTTTTGATGAGACCGAAAAGGTAGCTTTTGCGGCGCGGGTAAATCGTCGTGCCGTATGCCGGGGAATAAACGAAGCCCTCGAAATTCGGATCGGACGGCGCGCGCCCCTTGGCGTCGTTCGGCGTGAATTTGCGGCGCGGGATCTCGGGCGCGAGACTGCCGAAAATCTGCTCGGCTTCGATCGTCATCGACTCCTGCGAGCCTTCTTTCGGCTTCAGACAGCGCCCGGTGAAGAAGATAAGGCTCGACGCTTCTTCATCCGTCAAACTGCGCGAAACGAGCCGTACGACCATGATTTTGCCCTCGAAGCCGCCGCCCGAGAGCTCGAAATATGCCGCATCGCCGCCGAGGTTGTCGATCGTCACCGAAAAAGTGTTTTTTTCTTTTTTACCCGAGCGTTTTACTCTGCCGAAATTCGTGACGAGCTTTTGATACTCGAATCCGAAGAGACTCAGGTTTTCAACGTTCGTGAGCCGCAAAATAGCATCCGCAGAATCAAAAGGCGGCGCCGCGCCGTCGGCGTAAAATTCGACGACGCAGTTATTATCTAACCCGTCAAGAACAATTTGGCGCAAAGTATTCGATGGCTGAAACACTTGATTATTATAGTTTTGACGCGCGGCGCTTAAATTTAATATGCGATGTTCGTCAGCGGCGGCGCGAATTTGTTGCCGATCACGGTCTGCGACTCGCATTGGGCGACGACCGTCCCCGTAAGCGCCTGCGAAATGACGGTCGCGCCCGCGCCGTTGACCTTGATCGTGAACTGGGTCGCCCCGGTTTTCTCCAACCGGATAATATCGCCGTCGGCATAGGCGACGGCAAATTGCAAAAAGCCCGCCTGATTATCGATCTGGCTGTTAGAGTAAGTGTAAATAAAATTACCGAGCGAATCCGTCAGCCGGATGTGAAAAGAAGCATCACCCGCGATTGATTCGAACTCCAGATAATCGCCGACGTTCGTAAATTGCGGCACGACCTCGGCCGCGTACGGCGAAGCGTCGTTGCCGGTCGCTTCGAGTGAATAATCGCCGTTGAGCACCCACCCGGTTTGCAAGTAATCCGTCCAGGGCAGCGAAATAACCGGCGTCGTGTAAATTACCGGGTTCGACCAATCCGACACGTTGCCCCAATGGTCGACGGCGCGGATCTCGACCGTGTACTCCGTATCGGCTTCGAGACCGGTTTTTAAATACGACAACACGCCACCCGAGTCCGGCACTTCCATCCCGAGTCCGGCGTTAATTATTTCGTCCGTGAACGTGCCGCCGTTGAGTCTGATTTCGTATCGCGCGACCGCCATATTTTTAAACCACCGTGACCGTAATGCCGGGAGATTGTAATAGTTTGAGCGTCGTGCCGGCGTCTTTTTCGACGCGATACGGCGCGCTTTCGTCGGTGTCCTTGCCTTCGCCAATGATCGTCACGTTGCCGCAATTGACGAGCTTCACATGCGGCTTATCGACGTTGTTGTAACCGACGTGGCACTGGCGAATGATGGCGTGTTCCACGTTTTCGAGATAGATCCCCGAAGACGACCCGCCCGACGAAATATTGAACCGGCACTGATCTATTTCGACTTTTTCGTAATCGGTGATCGAAATGCCTTTTTCGGACGCCTCATCGAAACGACAGTTTCGAATGATGATCGCCGATTTATTCGCGCCGACGGCCTCGAGGTTCGGGTTTTCGGCGACGATCCAACCCGCGCCGTCCGGCGATTTCGAATGATAAATATCGTCGAACTGAAAATAATCGAGAAAATCGCAGTTTTCGATCAGCGCGCTAAACGCCCCGTCGACCCAGATGCATTTTGCCGCGTTGCCCGAAAGGATCGAATCGCGAATCACGAACTGCGTTCCCTGCTGAACCCGAAAAACGCTGCCGCCTTTAAGGCCGATAAAAAACGAGCGTTCGACCGTCGCCCTGATGCAGCCGTTCAAAACGATCGCGTCGACGCAATCGGTCGCGATCGGCGGCGTGGTATCGCCGTCGCCCATCACAACCAGATCGCGAAGCGAAAGCATACATTTATCGCCAAAGTTGAAGGCCGCAGCAGACGGCGAATTATGAACGGTAATTCTTTTCGACCAATCGCCGCGAATCGCGAGCGGCACCTGATTGCCGGAATTGGTAAACGTCGTCATGCCGCCGAGCAGCATGTCGGCGTCGATAAAAATCTCGCCGCCCGTTCCCTTGACCGCGTTCCACGCCGCATCGAGCGCCGGCGTCCAGTTGCCGCCCGAAACGCTTCCCGAATAAGTTGAAATATTAGCCATTTATTAAACTCCTAAATAATCGTCGCCCGTTTCAGATCCGTAAGCTTCTTCGTCGGCTGCCGGATACCAGGTAATGAGCATTTCGCTAATCGAAGTGCCGGAAACGTCCAAACCGCCGGGCACGTCCGGCACGTACGGATCGGGCGTAAAATATGCCGAGATCGTATTGCTGACGGCTTCGTTGCCCGACTCGTCTTCGCCGGTGACGTAAAAACTGTTCACGCCCTCGACGATCTCGGCCACGTCGACGGGAAGCGTGAAAAAGCCGGTCGCCGTCGATACGGGCGATCCGTACGCGACACCGTTGACATAGAGCTGCAAGCTTACAAATTCGCTGACGTCGCTGAGCGTGCCGGCCACGTTCACCACGCCGACGCCGAGCGTCGCCGAGATCAAATTAATTTCGGGCGACTCGTCGTCGATCGGGTTCGCATAACCGAACTTAAATTGCGAAATGGTAAAAACCGCGTTGTTTTTCGTGCGGCTCAAATGCCCTTCGTGAGTGCGGTTGTAATCTTCGACCCGCATATTTGTCCAAGTTTTGCCCGAACGGTAATCGAAGAAATTAAAAGTTTGGACGAGCCGCACGTTTTCGGCGAAGGCGTCCCAGATCTGCACCTGTTCGGCGGTTAGATTATTTAAGCCGATTTCGAATTTACGCGGCGGCAAATCGTTGGTCTGGTTAAAAGTTTTGCTTTCGTCCGCGTATGTATGCGAATGCGTGACGGCTTTAAAATCGAGCGGCGGCGCGTAAAAGCGCGAATAGGTGGGAAAGCCCTTGATTAAAAGATTTCGCGGAAAAAGCAAAGTTTTGTTCAAAGCTTCCCAGAGCCGCGCGCGCAAATCGGCGTAAAGCCGGATCTTTTCGAGCTCTAAACCCGTTTTTATTTGCGAGTAACCGATTACGGCAAAAACCTTTCCCGACCATTTGCGCGCGCTGAAATCGCGATCCTGACCGATCTGTAAAGAATCTATCGCGATGCCGCCGGGGATAATCAGTTCAACGAGCTCGGGCACGTTCGACATCGGGGCCTGCATATTGTTCGCCGCGTACAAAACGCCCGATTTTCGATATTCGGCATCTGAATAGCCGAAATCGAAAAACCTGGTCGTGCCCGGATCGCCCGCCAAAATCCCCAAATCGGCTGCCATCGGCGAGATCAGCCCCTTGTACCCGTCGCCGCCCGCCGGAAACGCCGCCGCCGAATAACCGGCGATCACGAACAAATGGCGCAGCGTTCCCGAAGCTTCGGCGCTAAGCGGGTCGTTCGATCCGTCGAAATTAATATACTGCTCGCCGGTTCTCAGGTTTTTCCATTCGGGAAAATTAGCCGCGACCGAAAGCGTGAACGCGCCCCAATCGTCGCGCACCGCTTCGACGTCTTCGCCGTCCTGCGCGTTCGGTTCGTCGAGTGAATGCCAGAACAAAAGATCGTCTTTCGGAATGAGCTCGGTAAGATAAACAATTCTTGCCACAGAATAAATTTTATTGAATTTGCCGTTGCTTATTTTGGGCGGGTCTGGTAAATTGACGGTAGATTTTTGAAGAAAGAAAATGAAAGTAGCAAAGTAGCTTTTCCTATAGAGAATGCTACTTTGCTACTTTGAAAAACTCGAAAGTAGAAAAGTGTAATCCCTATATAGTAAATACACTTTTACACTTTGCCACAAAACTAATAAAATCAACAACTTACACACATTCTCAGAAAACTGAGATAAAAATCATTACACTTTGCCGCAACCTTAATAAAATCAGTTATTTACAAGCTTTTTGATCGCGTCGCGGGTTTTGCCGTTTTTGTCGACCTCAATCGTGAAAAATTCTCCGAAAAGACCTGATTTATCATTAATGATGATCTGTGTTTGCGGCACGGTCGCCGAAGTATTCCGCGCCAAATCAATGATCTGTTTATCCCGATTCGAGCTGTACACATCGCCGCCGCTGCCCGCATCGTTCGACCGACTGGTCTGTGACCCATACCCGCCCGAAGTCTGCCGCTTGAATGCATCGCCCGCCACCGCCCGCCCGGCAATCGCCGCCACGCCCGCGATCGAACCGTAAAGCGCCGCCGCCGTAAAATGCGCCGTCGCCTCGGCCGGATTAAAGAAAAGCGACGCAAAGCCCGCCGCGAGCTCATAAATGGCCTTTACGGCCGCTTCAGCCGCAATGGTCGCGAGCGCCGAAGCCAAGATCTTGCGCATCACGGCCGGACCGGTATCGCCATAGAGCACCCACGTTTCGACGACCGAACCGATCGCTTGCGCCACGCTTTGAAAAGCATTTTCGAGCATTCCGGCAAAATCCGCGAACATCGACGCGAGCGTCGGCAACGTTTCCTGCGCGACGCCGAAAAATCGTTCAAGGCTATCCGTCCAACCGTCAAACAGCCCCGGCTCGCCGCCGGCGTTGGCTCTGCCCGGCGTGATATTGGGGTTCGTGCCACCGGGAGTTAAGCCCTGATTTAATTTGTCTTTTTCTTCCTGAATTCTTTGGAGAACTTCGATCGCCCGGTCACCAGTTTTAGTCATCCGTTCATCAAGCTCGTCAAGATCTTCCAAAGATTTAATTTGAAGTTCGGCCAATAATCGGCTACGTTCAACAATTAAATTTTTATATTCTTCAGAACCTTCTTTTTGCCGATCAATTAAAAGATTAATCAGATTTAATTCACGCACGGCGAGATCTTGTTTAAAATCAAAGATTTTTTGAGCCGATGTTTGAGCGTCCGCAGTTCGACCGCCTTCGATGGCCGCATCAAAATCCCGTTTTTCAAGAGCAATACGCCTTTCAAGTTCGGCTTTCCAAACTTCAAACTTTCTTTTTTCGTTCGCTTCAAAAATCTTTAAACTTTCATCCGACTGTTTTTTCTGAGTTTTGGTGATAAGTTCTTGTGTTTCGTTTTGGGTTTTTACGAGCCGCTCGTTTGTTTCGGTTTCGCGCGCGAGCTGCTGATCTTTGAGTAGCTGGCGTTCGTTGGCCGTTTTCTTTTCATTGTCGGCGATCTTGTTTTCGACATCGGCCAGAGACTTTTCGGCTTTTTGACGTTCGGACAAAAACCAGCTATTTAATTCGCGCAAATTATCTTGAAAATCTTCGACGTTATCGGTTTTTGCAAATTGATCTTTAAGCGCCTGTAAACTATCGCCGTAAAGTTTTGATAATTTATCGAAATAATCCTTTCTGATTTGCAGAAGCGCCGCCGCATCGCGTTTGGCGCGCTCCTCGCGCTCTTTCTGGGCTTTTTCCTCTTCTTTGCGTTGTTTCTCAAAATCGGCGAGCGCGTTCGGGTCGAACGGCTTCGGTTTGTTGACGCCGAGCGTTGCGCCAGGCTGTCGTCCTTCTTCCAGAATTTGAAACGACTGAGATTGTCCTACCTGATTAAAATTTTGTGCTGAACCGATCACGCCTTCCGACGCGCCGCTCGTCGTAATCCCCAAAATCACACGCGATAGGATCGGATGATTATTATAAAAATCGACGACTTCTTTAAACGCTTTGATAACGCCCGAAATAACGTTGGCGGTCGTCGTTCCCCAGTCGATGACGGATTGCTTGTTGCGCGTGAACCAGGCGCTCAGATCGCGCATTCCGTCAGTCAGCACCGGCAAAAATTGAAACGCAAATTGATTAGCAAGCCCCTGCGCCTGCGCTTTGAGCGTGTCGAGCGTGTCGCCGAAATCGTCGGCCGACGCCGCGGCCTTGTCGTCGATCGCCACGCCGAGCTCTTTGGCGCGCGCGATGAGCCCCGCCATGTCGCCGTCGAAAGATTTAATAACGGGAATAATGTCAGCGCCGGATTTGCCGAAAGCTTCGGTCGCCAATTTGATTGCAACGACCGGATTTTCGGCATCGGCAATGCGTTTGAAAACGATCGCCAGAGAGCCGTCGAGATCGTCGATCGCTTTTTTCGGATCGAGCCCCAATCTGACCAATGAATCTTTGGCATTGTTCGAGCCCTCGGCGGCTTCGCCCAGAAGTTTCGCGAATTTGGTGACGGAACCAGTGACGGCTTCAAGGCTCGAACCCGACTGATCGGCCGCAAATTTGAGCGACGAAAGCGTAGTCGCCGACAAGCCGGTTTTTTGAGAAGCGTCGAAAATTGCACTACCAAAATCGGATGCTTGTTTCGCAAGGGCAAACAAAGTTACAGTCGCCCCCACTGCAACGGCTGCCATTCCTGCAATAGCTGCGCCGGCAATGGGCATTGCTTTTCCTAAAAGTGCGGTTTGATCTGCAGATAGGCCAAGTTTACCGGCAAAATCGGTTAAAATATTGTCGCTGGTATTTTTAATGTCTTTGGTAGCTTTCTCAACATCGTCACGAAATTGCTTCACTTCGGGAGAAGCATCATTCTTACCCTTTAGATGAAAAAGTAAGCTGATTGAATCACTTCCAAGCATTTTTTTATTTTAGAGATTTCACCTGCACTTATTTTCAGACACAAAAAGTTATAAAACATCGTCGTCATCGTCTTCGACGTCTTCTTCCGGCGGGAATTTAGCGGGATCGGCGCCGAGAATAATTGCAATGCCCTGCAATTGCAATTTAAGGCGCGCCGCTTCGCGTTTGTTGTCATAGCACTGAAGTAGGTAAGACATTACGGCTTCGAACTCAAAAGCGGTCAATTCGTCCGTGATCTGCAAAATATCGGACGCCCGGCGACGCGAATCGCGGGCGATCAACGCGAGATTTAATAATTGGGCTTCATCCTTGAGAAGATTACCGACGAAATTTATCAGCGTCGGCCTGTGAACCTCGCACGATAAAATTCATAAAAAATTCGAAATCTTCCGGTAATATCATTTCCGGCGTGATCGATTCGTCGGTTTCCGTGAGCGTGATTTTCGGTTCAATCAGATTGTTGAGCATGACGTCGCGCGTGATGCTCATGGCGGCGATACCGAGCTGCATGATTTCGTCCTGGGTGAGTTCTTTTTGCGGCGAGTTTCTGACCGAATCGAGCTTGGTCAAAAGATGCATCGGCAATTGCCCCGAAACGGCGTATTGTTTGATCTCGACCGGCAAATATTTCCAGATCGCACCCGATGGCATTTCGATTTCGAGCACGTCGCCTTTTTCAATTTTTTCCTGTTTTTTCTTTTCGACGATTTCTAAGTAGGCTTGCTTTGGATTCATATGATTTTAGATAAAAAGAGCGGGAGCGCGAAGATGGCATTTCGACACTCCCTTTTGGAGAAACATTTGAGAAGAGAAAAGAAGCAAAATTATGTCTGCCACCACCAAGCGCCAAGCCGATCGTCGGCGGCGCGCGAGGAAATTCCCACGGCGTGAAACTCGACGTCGATGCCGGCGCGAGTCTGACGCGACAAAGGAAATTCAATGTTGCTCATATTGTGGCCCGAATAGATATGAAAGACGGCGTATTTCGTCGAATCGGCGCGCGTCGCCGCGATGACGGCAATGCCGGTATCCGAAATCGTGCCTTCGCCGATTTTAAATTTCTTTTTGCCGGTCACGGTCTGCTGAGTGCCGACGCCGGCCGAGATCGCGGCGAAAACGTCCGCATCGAGAATCTGCGCGGCCTTGCATTTAATCATCATGCCGACCTGGCTGACAGTGCGCGCGAGCGATTCTTTGTACTCGTCGAAAAACTCTTCCTCTTCGGTTTTCGAGATCGTGCAGACCGCGCCGTTTTCAGTCAGACCGATCAGTTTCGCGTTCGGATTCTCGGTCGCGTCCGGAACGCCCGACGTGAGCGTCGTTTCGGCGCCGGCGGCCGGCACGGCCAACCCGACGTAAATCATGCTCGGCCCTTTCTGGGTTTTCGTGTAATCAACTGTATTAAGTGCCATTTTTTAGCCTCACAAAAAATCGAAATAATAAATTATTTTACGTTGTTCAAAACGGTGTTGATTTTCGCACGAACGGCGTTGTAATGAGCGCGCCTTTTTTCGTCTTCCGAAGTTTCGCCCTCGACCGTCGCCGGATCGGGGATCGCAAAACCGCCGAAAAACGGATCGTCGTAATGCTTCGACGTAAATTCGCCGTAACTGCCGGCCTTGGCAACCGCGTCGAGCGCCTGCTGCCATTTGTCGCCAAATAAATCTTTGGCTTTTTTAACGCCGAAATTGCGCCCGATCTGCGCGATAAAATCAACCTTTTCAGTTTTTGTTTCGTCTGTCTTTGCCATATTTTTAACCTGGATAATTGCTGAACTCGCAGAGCCAGTTGACCTGAATCGCAAATTTCTGCATAAACTGCGTGCCGTTGGTTCGAAGAAAATCGAATGTCGTTTCGATCGAGATCAAAGCGCCCGCACTAAAAACAATTTTAGAGTTATTTTCGAGGCTTGTTTTGGGAATGTTTTTGGTCATCGATTCGAACGCCATCGCATACTTTGAAGCGGCGACGGCAAGCCATGCCCGGTCGCCGCTGACAAGCTCGATCGAATACTGCAAAGCGATCTCGGTTTGCGAAATATCTTCCCCGGTTTCCGAAGCGTACTGAATCCGGTTGAGCAGACACGCCGGGAAGACCGTCGGCGTATGCTCGTTGAGAAAAAAGCTCGTGTCGGCGACCGGCGGCAAGACGGGACTCGCGCCGTCGTTTGCCCAGTCGAGCGCATCCGTCTGATTGGCTTTGAACCAATCAAAAAGATTGACACCGATAATTCTCGGATCAAAAGTTTGAAATTCTATTAAATCTTCCCAAGCCATAATTACAAAATAATTCCCGATTCGACCGGGATCTTGTCTTTGCGCATTATTTCGACCATTTTCTTTTGAATTTTCTTCATCATCGAAGTTTTTTGAATGTCTGAAAAATCAATCACTTTTCGCTGGGGCAATCTTTTGCCGCCGGTCTGGTGATAACGCGCATATTTTAAGCTCGTGCCGATCGTAATCCCGTCCTTTTGAATTTCGACGACCGAATCGCCGGTATGCCGCGTCAAAGATTTATAAAGCGCTTCGGTTGCGATGAGCGGCCCGGCGATCACGGCGAAAGTTCCGTATTTTTTTATTTTTTGGTATTCGGTGCTTTTGGCCAGCGGCTTCCATTTACCCGACGCGCCCGCCGCGCCGCCCGATTGAAATTGATCCTGTTCGATATGCCAAAACTCATCGCGAACCGTTTCCCAGACCGGCGTCAAATCGCCGAGATTAGCGTCGAGCCGCTTAAAAACGCGATCAAATTCTGCTTTGCCGTCGACAACCAAACTGATCCGGTAACTGCCCATAATTAATCAATATTCGGCAAATCAACTGTTTCTCCTGCCAACTTATGAGTGCAATCCTCTAAAAATTGAATTTGCCCGTCTTTCACAAAAGAATGGCAAACAAGCGGTGTAGGTTCGAATTTTTCACCGCGCATAATTTTTGCGCGTTGCTCATCTGTCAAATCTTGAGTACCTTTAACTAAAATCGAAGGCAAAACAGTCGGATTTTCAAAATCGCCGTTAAACGTCCAAATGTGCGGATCAATAAAGTGCGAACATTCGCACCCAGGACAATCAAAAAACAAAAGGTCGTTTTCAAGCTTTCGAACTTTCATAATTAATTTGCCGAGCGTCCGTATTTATCTCTGAATTTTTTAATGATCGCGTTGGTCGTCGGCGATAGTTCAGTTTCGATCTCGACATCCGAGATTTTCGCGAACATCGGATCTTTGTTTCGAAAAAGATAATTGGCAAGCTCCTGCACGACGAGCTTTACTTCCGGCGGGATGGCGATAAAGCCCCAGCGCGCCGTCACCACGATCTCAGAATCTCTATCAAACGTGCCGTCTTTATAAATTAAAAATTCTTTGCGCAGCTTGTAATCGTCGGCGTCAAACACTTCATCGTCGATTAATACCTGCGTGATTGAATTTGCCACGAACGGCGGCAAACGCAGCATATCGATGTCGTTGCCGTCGAAAGTCAAGTCGGACGGATCGGCGTTTGCCGAGGCAAAGAAGTTTTCTTCAACGTCGCAAAGCAGATCGAAAAGCCGCGATGCTCCTTCGCAGTAAAAGCTTTGCGCATCTTCGTTGGCGGCTTCGGGCGCTTCGATGTTTAACGATTCGATATAATTCGCCATTTTAATTACAGGTCACGTAAGAAATCCGGCACACACCGACGATCTCCAGATCGTCTTTCGGATGATTGGTGCGAAATTGCTCCAGCGCGCCGTCGACGCCCGAAGTGCTTTCGACCGTTTCGCTGCGCTGCTCGCCGCAAGCCGTTCGAAAAACGATTTTCCAATCATTCGTCGGTCGAATTTGCGAAAACACCGCCACCGCCAAAAATACAAGTAAAACTAAAATTAAAATTGTCCTGCTTTTCATAAATTCATTGTAAGAATTTCCAGAATTGCTTATTTTGAAAGAAAAAAAACACTGCTAAAAGTTTTTTCACTTTTGGCAGTGTTTTTAGAAAATGTGAAAGATATTTTTAGGCCGTACGCTCGAAAACAAGCGTCACGACCGGAAAAGTCACCGTATTGCCAAGCGTGCCGGTTACAGTTGCTGTAATTTTGATTCGGTCAGTTTCGGCCACGACTTTATTACCGGCCGTTCCGTGAACGGTCAAAGTTTTTTTCGTGTTTGCCACGATCGCCGCACCACCGGTTGCTTTGGTCGTATTCACGCCCGCCGGAGTCGAAGCCAGCATCGCATTTGTTCCAAGCCCGTCCTGGCCTAAATTGGTCACGGTGAAGCTCGCATAATTCGTATCGCTCGTGGCAAGCGCGTCGACGCCCGAAAAATACGCGGCAACCAGTTTCCCGACGAACGGTGCATTAATGTACGCGTTAACCGAACCGGCGGCTGTCGGGATGGTCGGTAAGGGCACATTGATCGCCTGTCGCGATAAACCCAGGGCCGCAACAAATGTATTATCCGGCTTTTTTAATCGTGTTGACATTATTTTTCGCCCCCTTTCTCTTCGGGTTTTTCTGCCCCCTTGTTTTCGGACGGTTTCGCCGATTTATTATTTTTCGGCGGTTCGGCCTTTTCTTCCGGCTTTTCGTCCTTGACCAAACCGAGCTGCCGTGCTTTTGCCATCGGCAAAGGCGTACCGGCCCGCGCCAGAACAATTTCCCGGCCGTCATCTTTTTTTCGAATGACGTCCTCTTTCGGCACAAATTCGTTTGCCGACGTGGTGTTAATCCATTTACTAGCCATAATTTTTACTCCTTTTTAAGATAAAAGCGTGGGAGCGCTTCGATTACGTCAGCGTATTGACGTCGACAAACCATTCCGGCTCGGTGACTTCAAGCGCGGCTCGAAGCTCGGCCAGGATCACGAGCGCGTTGCGGATGGCGAAATCGGCATGCTGTTCAAAGAAGCGAATTACCGCATCTTCGCGCATGTAAAGCGTCGCGCCGCCGTTGAACGCGCCGACCAGACCGCGATTGGCGGTCAGCGCCAGATTTTCAACGACGCGAACGCGCCAGACGCGCTGCGCAACGGGATCGTACACGTTCATGTAATTACCGTTGTCGTCTTTGGTCAGCTCCATTTTTTCAGCGTCGGCCGGGTTGAGACAAACCGCATCGGCCACGCCGTACGCCAGCGAAATGTCGGTGATCGCGCGACGAATGGTGTCAAGCGCCGTATCGGTCGCCTCGTAGCGCGCCGATGCCGAACCCGCCGCCCCCGAGCGGGTTTGGATGCCCGAGGTGTTGCGAATACCTCGCAAATTCGGGGCCGTCCCATTGCCTGAAACGATCTGACCTTCAAGCCGGCGCTTCAAGCCCTGAATCATCTTCATGTCAATGAGGTTTCGAAGACGCGGCACGTCCGACAAAATATTGCGCGAAGCGGCGATCCAGTGGGCGATTGTTTGAACCGGCTCGTTTTTAAGCTCGAAGCTTAAATCCGATTCCGGTTTTAAGCCGAAATTGTCCGGCGTTTCACCGGTGTCCCATTCCTTGACTTCCGCCGCCGAATTGGTGAAACCGGTCACCGCGACGAAATCGATCGAGCTCGACGTCGTTTGCGCAACGTTCATAATGTCGAGCAGTGTCGTCGGCGCGAGTCGCGCCTGATCGCGAATTTCGGTTTGACGTTCACTGAAGACCGTGACGCCGCCTGATGCGCCGACGCTTTCGCTTAAAGCTTTAACCTCGATCGCCGGGATGTCTTTCGGCGATCGAAAACCGGACTTTTGCGCCGTCTTGAATTCTTCCGAATTAACGAGTGTCACGCCCCATTTTTGAAAGCCGTTTTTTTGCGCGGGGACAAACGGCTGCTGTTTGGGCTCGCGTTCACCATCGGCAAATTTCGCGAGATCTTCGGCCTCGTAAAGCCGCTGAATTTCGCTTTTAAGTTTTTGCCCGTCCTCAAACATCTTGTCGTAGTTTTCTTTGTCCGACGGATCGACCGAGCCTTTTTCCTCAAACTCGGTTTCCATTTTTTCGCGCAGCGCCTTAAACGCCACGTTGTCTTTTTTGAGCTTTTGCTCCAAAAATTTAATATATTTGGTTGACATATTTCCTCACTTAAAAATCTAAAAATTGTTCTTTGCGTTTTGCTTGTGCGAACCATTCAGAATTCACAAGTGAAGTGCTGTTTTGAGCGGCTTCGGCTTCTTTCTTTGCGGGTTCGTTGCTGGTTTTTTCTTCGTCTTCATCGGCCATTTTCGGCTGACATTCGGCGCCGAGATCGACGGCGATTTTATGCATCTGGTTGAGCAAAGCCAGATCGCTTTCGGAGTTTCGGCGACCGGCTTTGATTTGTTCCTGATGCATTAAAAATTGTTGGTAGAGAGCGCCCAGAGGTTGAAGCTCGAACTTAAAGCCTTTGACATTGCCGACGGTGGCCGGGTTCATGCCCCAATTTACGTCGCTCGTGTCGAAAAGCTTCAGCTCGCGCAGCTCGCGCACGCGGCGACTGCCGCCGGTGGGCAGCTTTTCGTCGGTGTAATCGCATTTGACGACGTCAAATGCGTAACTCATCTCGTCGACGTCGCCTTTGTCGATCGCCGCGAGCACCCAGTTGGCGAGCTCGTTTTCGTAATATTCCCGAACGACTTTCAGCCCGCCGGTGATAACGCCGGCCGGGTATTGCGATTTGATTTCGTCGGGAATTTCATCCGCGCCGACTTCTTTGAGATCGACAATCGTCGCGATCGGCGGCAGATTTCCGTCGTGGTTCCATAAATGCTTAACCCGCTTAGCGGCCTCAGCAATGGTTTTCGCGAACGCGCCCGGATGCGAACGATCGTCCCACGAATCGACGTTGCCGTGAATCGCAGCAAAACCGGTTCGCTTTCGGCCGGCAGCCTTAGCTTTGATATTCGAAAACTGAAATGCTTTGAAACTTCTACTCATAGCATTTTCAGTGTAGATAAATTAAAAAAGGCTTGTTTTTGGAAGAAACAAATTTTGAATTAATAAATTTCTTTGGTGTGATAATCAAATTCAGATTCTTTACAAATCAGATAATTACTTCGAACCCATTCCCACCGAGAACAGGTCATGCCTTCGTACAAAAATTTGTACCATGTGCCGCCACGCAACTTTCGATACCATTTTTTATTACTGAAAAATAAATCGAAAAAAAACATATTTAATCCAAAATAACAACATGAAAACATCTGCACGATGAACCGCCGAGGCATTCGGGATTCGGGACGTCCGGCAAATCGTTTTCGTCGGCGCTTTCCGTGCCGTCGGCGTCTTCGCAGTATTCACATGTGTTGTTGTCCAGAATCGCGCTGTATTGGATTCTATCCCAATTTTCGGACTGATCCTTGATCTCATCCGAACGGCCTTTCATAATCGCCGCATTCGCGCTGTTTTTGGCCAATTGGGTAACAAATGCCGAGCTTTCCCCGGCCAATCGTTTTTTTAGCTCGTCGAAAAATCCGGCGGCATCCAAACCGAGAATTTTGAGAGCCGTAAAAATATTCACCGCTCGCGCCTGAATCTCATTAATGACTTTCGAAATCACAGAATCAGAAATACTCGCAATCCTTTCTTCGGCTTCGTCATCAAGTAAATCTTTAAACTCAATACCTGGTACTTTTGACTTAAGACTCGTCTGAGCATTTATCTCGCGCACGATCTGCTTTCTACCGCTCTGATATGCCCCGGATAAGGATTTGCGGACGGTTTTAGCCTGTTTTTCGTTTCTTTCGAGTGTCAGCCCGAAAATAGTCTTTTCATCTAAATCTTTGGCAGAATTAACGGCTTGATTGATTAAAGCTTCGCGATATTTGAGCAGCGAAGTTTCAAGATTAACGCTTTGCGCGTCGAGCTCCGAAACGAGAGATTTTAGATCAATCAGTTTTTCGACGGCGTTCGGTTCGCGCGAAAGCATTAATCCGTCGAACTCAAAAGTTTTTTTTTGAGACTTTGCGCCGATTAGTTTAATGACGGTTTTGTTTCGATTTTTATCGGAGAAAATAATTTTATCAAACGCGATCGTTTGCCCGTCGAAAGTCTCGTTGCCGACATAATTCACGCCCTTCCCTTTTTTGACATAAGCCAAAGTAAGATGCGGCACATATTCCGGATGCGTGTCGGTCGTTTCGAGATTTTCCGAGATCAATTTATTGAGAGCGTGAAGCTCGCTCGATTCGACATCTATTTTAACGACGTCGTAATTATTTTCGCCTTTGGCCGCAAAGATTGAAGTTTTGCGCAAGGTCACTTCGAACGGCGCGACGTCCGCTAAAAGCTCTTTGAGCTCGTCGGCATTGTCGGCGTGTAACCCGAATTTAATGGTGATATGCGGTTTATCTTCGCGCGGTTCCCAATCGAGATTATCTGCCAGATCTTCGTCCGCGATAAATTCTTTGCCGAACGCCAGAATTACTTTTTTTTCGGCTGCCGGTAAATCTACCTGAGTCGAAGAAAATTCGTGAACGGTCACGGCTTTTAACTGGAATCTTTTCGGCGGTTCTTTACCGTTCGGATCGTTTTGCGGTTCGTTTGGATTTGTGCCCTGCTGAACCGGTTTCAAAGCGATCTGGGCGCGATTCTCGGGCGTGATGGCATCGACATTGATCGGCTGCAAATAATAATCGCCTTTCGGATCGGGTTTCTTCCCGATCGCAGCGCGATATTCGTTTAGAGTGATACCGCCGGCCTGAAAATCTTTGCGTTCGCGATCATGCATGGCGTCGAGGTCTTCGGCCAAAGCGAGCATTTGCGACAGATCCCAACCGACACGAATTTTTTCGGCCGCAATGTCTTTGATGTCTTCGAATTCAGGCAATAAAAACCAGGTCAGCCATTCCCGAAGATGTTTTAATTCGGGCGAAATTTTATTTAAGAAAAAATCTTTTAAAGCACTTTTCGCCGTCGCGTTCTGGGTTGTGTGAAGATAGCCGACGTATGCCGAAACCAAAATAGCCGGAACGCCGAAGATCCCGCAAATTCTCGCGTCGTTTTGGGCTCTGATGTTATCGGACGCCAATTCGTCAAGCTTCGACCCGAGCGCTTCGTAATCGGCGTTGTCGTCGATGATTTTCGTGCGGTTCGAGCGCGTCGTGCGGTTCCACAGCTTTTCTTTCATCGCTGCCTGTTCGGGCGAAAGCGTACGATTAAATTTCAAGATGCCCGACGGCACGCCCGGCCCGGCTTCGTTGCTGTCGTTATCGAGAAAGGAATTAATATAATCCGTCAGATTTTCGTCGCCTGCGATGGTATTGGCCGCAACTTGCAGCGGCGCGAGCCCGCCGAATTCGTCCGTCAGATCAGCGCGCCGACGAATGAGCATATCTTCGGGCGAGATGTCCTGCTGATAGCCGAGCGGATGAGTGTAAACGAATTTTTCGATGCTTCGCGTGCCGTAGTTAATATACGGCGTCACGCGATTTGGATTCAAAACATAAAATTCAGTCGGGACGGCCATCGGGCGCGGGCGAATAAGCCTGATATAAACAATACCGAGCGAATATTCGCTCTGGCACATTTTTTTGCGAAAATCCAAACCGATTTCCTGAGAGTTCGGCTTTTTCATCAAAGCCGCGAGCGGATGGCCCGAAACTTTTTCCCAATCGCCCTTATTGTTTTGTTTTTCAACGATCAATTCGGCGTCGTTCATGACGTCGGCGATCTTCGTGATACAGGCAAAAGCGAGCTCGTTGCGGCGATAAAGATCGGCCAACTTTTCGCCGGAATAAATACCTCTGCCGCGCACATTCCAACCGACAAACTGATAAAACGCCGCCGAATCGGTCAAAGAAATTAATTTCTTTTGGCCGAATATTTTTTGAATTGATTTAATTAAGCCCATTAAAATATTCCGGTCGAATCGGTATCATCCATCACTAAGTATCGAAATCCGTCATACGGATCGTCGCCGCCGCGCCCTTCGTCGTCGGCGTTGACTTTCAGCACGTCGCCCGGTTTCTTCGGATTGTGAATAAGCGCCGGCAGATTTTCGATCAGCATCGTGCATCTGCGATTTATTATAACGGTGGGTTTAATGCCTTGTTTTATATCGCCGAGAAGGGTCAGGATCTTACTCGCGCCGGGCTGCCGCGAAGTGTTTGCAGGATTCAAATAAACGCCGTGTTTTGTAAAAACGTCGGCTTTCGATTCGCCGGTCTGGCTGTTGACCTCGAAACAATCCGTTCCGGCCGCAATGTTACGAAGCTGCGACGGTTTTAAATTCCAGCGCTGGCACGTCGCGGCGATCTCTTTTGCGATCTGCTCATCAAGATGCTTTCGCACCGCGCATTCGTCGAGCACGTAGATTTTGCCCTCGTATTTGTACGCCAGATAAAAAACCGCCCAGTGAATAAAACCCCAGTCGAAGCCGCCCCAGGGCATTAAGTTTTCCCAGTTCGCCGCTAAAGATTTTGGCGTGAAAAAAGCCGAGTCCGGCGCCGTGTGCAGCTCGTAATCGAATTTGTCGAAAAACTGCCCGGCGAAAACATCCCAATTGCCGTTGAGCCACGCTTCGCGCAGCCAGCCCGTCAGCGGTTCGAGTACGGTTTTTATGTAATCGGCATTTAATTTTTTATTGTCTTTGGCAGTTGCCGGAATAAATTTAGTTTGATTTTTTTTCTCTGTTTTATTTCTGAAAGGCGTAATGAATTTTGCCTTGAACCAACCGTGACCGATACCGCCCGGATTGCTCGTGTAATAACGTCGCGGTCGAAAACCGGGTTTCGCCGAACGATTACAGGTTTTTATTTTTTCGATTTTTGATTCCGATAACTGGGTGGCTTCTTCGATGACGATGATGTCGTATTCGAGCCCGAGATAATTATCAATGTCTTTTTCGTACTGAAAATGACCGAGCAAGATGCGCGAACCGTTCGGAAAAATGATCGTCGATTTTTGCTCTTTGAACCGGTGAGGTGTAGCAAATAAAACGGATTGGCGCAGATCTTCGATAGCTTCGTTGGCCGCTTTTGCAACCTTACGCAAAAACAAAACTTTGAGCCCCGGGATTCTCTGGCAATCGTCGAGCGCGACCTGCGCAAACGTCGCGTGAGTTTTGCCGGGCCCGCGCGCGCCGCCAAAGCCGATGTCGATTGCTTCGCCGCCCAGGTCAGCCGCCCGCGCCGCGGCGTGAAACTCCAGCTGTTTCGGCTGTGGCACATAACCGGCTTTCAAAAATCTTTCGATCGTATCCCGAGGAACGCCGAGCGCTTTGGCGAGGTGCAAAAACTCAATCGTGGATTTTGGAAATATCGGTTTGGCGATCATTTAACAAAAATCCAGAAATAAATAAAAAAAACAAAAAGAATTAAACCAAGCCAAAATATGAATGCTGATGAAATCATCTCAACAATGCCTTGATCGCTTAAATCTTCAGGACATTCGCAATCATCAAATAATTTCCCGCACGCCGGACACGGATGTTTCGGCTTAAGTCTTTCACTCGGTATTTGTTTCTCCAACATTTTCTTTTTCCTCTTTTTTTTCTCCATAAACGCTGTCAATCGCCAACGTGATGTCTAAACTTAAATTACCCGACAGATTTTGATTAACATCAACACGCTCGCGATAAACTTCGGGGCGTTTCGATTTTAGATAGAATTCCAAAAGCCGATCCGAAAACTCTTTAATGGTTTTTACCAGAACGCCTTTGTAAAAAATCGGTTTGTTATAGCCCTGAACAGATCGCCGGTAAAGCTCCTGTTCGGCGAGCTCGACAGATTTTTCAATCACGTCATCCCATGCTTGGGAAAAACTTTCGTCATTTTTTTTGCGTTCGTAAACAGCGGCGCGAGAAATAACCGCGGCCTGACAAGCCTTCGAAACGTTGCCGTGAGTTGCCGACAGCTTTTTCAAAAACTTGGTGATTTGTTGCGGTGTTAAGTCTTTTCCCTGCATATAATGTCTTTTTTGTCTGTTTTAAAATTATCTGATACACGCGCAGCCTTTACGTTTTGAATAAATGAGCTGCTGGTTCGCCGAGCCGCCGATTGTATGCCGCTTACGGCCGAAGATCAGCCCGCGTTCATTTAATTCGGCAAGAAGCTCGCGCACTTTGAGCGCGGTAAAATGCGACTGCTCTTCGATCTCGGCCCACGTATGGCAGCAAGTCTCGATGCACGTTAAAACGAGCTCCAATTGTTTTTCATTGTCGAGAGAAGAGACCGATTTGATGTCGCGAACCGTGCGGGCGAGATAGTGATCGAATTCGCGTTCGGATGGCGAAAGCGAGCGACGAAACTTGTTGATTTTCGAAACAAGCCGTTTGCCCGCCGACTCGGCGCTGGGCGCATCCGGTAAAATCTCGAAATCTTCAAACAAAAACGGTTGGTATATCATTGATTCGGCAAACATAATTTTCTATAATCAGTTTTGGCGATCGCATATTGCCGAACAATTATGTTTTTCCGTGAACGTCTTTGAGTCTGATACCCTCAAAGACGTTTTTCTATATTTCAAATTTCGGTTCAAATATTTTTATCTCCGATAAATGAACCGACCCGGTTCTGCCGCGCTGCTCAACTAATAAAAGCGGATCGCTTGAATTGTCTAACGTGCGTAAAATAATTACTTGGTGACCGCAAGGAAAATCACCGACTTTTTGATTTGTTTCGGCAACGTGCCCCAAAGCCTTTGAAGCCTTTTTAATTCGTAATTCTTTTATTTTTCGTCGACGCATAATTTCCTCATCTTCAACCCGCCGCCGGGGATCAAAAAATAAACGAGCCACGCCTGAACCGGATTGCAGGTGAAAGCGATTTTTGTATTTTCGGGATGCGAAATATAAACCAAATCGCAATCTGCCCATTTATCGAAATTACCGACTTTAACGCTCCGTACGCCGGCCCGGTAAACATAGACGTGCGAATCGACATAAGCGTCCAGAACGGCTTTTATCGCTTCGTCCGACATCTGCCCTGCGCTGTGCCGTAAAATCGCCTCACAGACGGCCAATTCATCGAAAAACGCCCGCTCGGTCGGCATTAACAAATCGAACTCTTCGACCGAAAACAGTCGTGAATCCCGCTCGACTTCCGGCCGGTTCGAAGCGCGATCGTAAACCGCGCCGATATACTTAATAACCCGTTCGAGCGTCGGCTTAGTTTTTTCAGACAAAAACACTTCCCGCAAATCGATCGCCGGATAAACAACCTGTAATTTTGGAACCAAACTAGGCATTATTCTGAAATCAATATTTTGAAACTTTGTCCCGTATTTAAGACGACTTCTATTTCGCCGGTTCGTGCAATTTCCTGAACGGCTTGAACGTTATCCGCATCGTCGTTTAATAATTCAATCAAATATTCTTCAAAATCTTCTAAACTCATCTTTCACGCTCCTATCAATCTCGTGATATTTTCGCTGAGCAGATTTAATTGCCCGGTTTGATTGACGATCGACACGCCGCCGGTCGCCATCGAAAGGCGGCGCAAAAATTCGCGCCCCGCGCCGTCTTCCCGGCCGACGTAGATCGTGTCGATCTTCGACGTGAATTTCGCGGCCGCGGCGAGCGCGCCGCTTTCGTCGTCGGGTTCGCCGTCCGAAACGAGCACCATTTTGATGCCGCAGCCGTCGGCCATTTTCATCATGTCGAGCGCGCCCGTCATATCCGTGCCGCCGCCCTGGTACACCGGAACGCCGGCCGGGCAGAACTGCGATTTATTCGAAAACGCGCAAACGGCGATTTCGCCCTCGTTTTCGTTCTGAAGCCGTTTCAACTGCTCGACTGCCGCATCATACCGGCTTTGATCGTCCGAAGCGTCCCGCGCGCTCATACTGCCCGAAACGTCTACCATCACGAGGCACTTACAATTCAAAAACGCCGTCGCCAAAGATTGATTATTTTTTCTCGCCACCGCTCCCAAAGAGCCCTGAATAATTTGATTATTTGCCATCGTTAATTCTCCAAAATATTTAATTTATGCTTGTAAAAATGCTTTCTCGCCATTTCGAGAACAAGGCATAGCCTTGTTCTAATTTTAGAAATCAAAGAAGTTTGTTCGTTGCAGATCGTGCAAACGCAAACATCGTCGGAACCGACGAGCTTGATTTGAACGTGCTTCCAAAAACTCTGATTTTTCTTAACGTCTTTCCAAAATAATTTCTCAGCCATTTTTACTTCTTTGTCCGCTAATTTTTCCAAAACTATTAAGCCGGATTTTGTTCGCCGCCCTGTTCGTCGCCATCCCGCCATAATGAAGCAATAACCGGGATTACTGGATTTAATTTTTTTCGCATTGACATAGGTATAATGCCTTTCACCAGGCCAGCAGAAATCAGCGACTCGGTCAGCCTGTCGGATAAGCTCAGACGAGAGATACGGGCTTTCGTTTCGGAAGATCGCGCAGTTGATGCCCTGTTCGCCCGCATCGTCGATAAACTTTCGCCAAACAAAGTAGGCGTCGCCGTCGAAGGTTCGAAGCGCAATAACTTCGCCGGGGCCGACGCATTGCGTTCGTTTTCGCCCGTCTTTGTATTTGTAGGCCGAATAATGTCTTTCATAAAATTCCAGTAAACCGGCGTCGCCGTCTTTCGTAAGCCACCAAAACAATGTCATACCCACATCAGCGAAAAACTGTCGCCGTCCCAGTAAGAAACCATTATTTGACCGTAATCATTGGTGATGTCGCGCCATTCGAGAACCTCTTCAACAATTAGCTGGCCGAGCTCGCGCCGCGCTTTTACGCGCAAGTCGCCGCACCGGAACGGCGGCACGAAAGACGCGTATTTCGAGGCCTGCGGAGTCATTTTGGCCATTCGTTCAAACGCGAGACCGGCGTTGTATTTGTTGCGTAATTCTTGATTCGAAAGCACGTCGTAAGCCTGTTTGATCTTTTCGAACATCTCGCGCGCGTTCTCTTCGCGGCAGATGTCGGGATGCCAGACGCGCGCCGCTCTTTTATAAGCCGTCTTGATCTCGACGCCCGACGCCTTTTCGTCGCATCCCAGAAGCCCGTAGAGCGTCCCGGCGTTTTTGTCGGTCTGTTTGAACCAGGCGCGCAGAACGCTTTCGGGGATCTTCGCCGACCACGAACCCGAAGCGTGAACGTTCGAAACCTCGGCCTTGCAGTTGGCGACGTAATCGGCGCGAAACTCGCAGATAAAGCTCTCGGCCGCGGCGCCGATGATTGTCGGCAAAACACAGTCGCCGCCGTAATGCTCGTCGCAGAGCCGCTTTAATTCGCCGCCGTAAGCCGCGCCGACGAGCCAGCATTTCGAAGTGTTGTCCCACGCCCGCGCCGTTGCCGGGATATAATTTTTGAGTTGCTCGACGAATTTCGCGTTGTACGGCGACCGGACTTTATACCCGCCGTTCTCGGCCGTGATCGCCACGGCCGGCGAACTGCCCGAGCTTCTCCCGCAAGCGAAAAGCGTCCCCTGATTTCCCATATTTACTAAGATTGCCATCTATTTTCTCCAAAAAGTTAAATGTTGTAATCATTGGCTTTGCGCCAAAGTGTAAAAGTGTAATCGCCTATAGTGAATTACACTTTTACACTTTTTGATTCTCACTCGGCGCCGCTTTCGATTTATTGGCCGCCAAAACGTCTTCGGCAAGCCCCACAATTTCTTTGAGTATGAAGGCAGCCTTTTCCGCGTCGATTCGAATTTTCAATCTTTCCTCGCCGCCATCGTGTTCGTTCAGGCAAAATTGCAATTCAATTTCGCTGTCCACGACGCTGGGCCGAACAAACAGTTCCATTCCTTCATCATTCAATTCGTCGTTAAAGCTTAAAATTTTTCCCGTCATTGTTTTTTTTCTCCTAAAAATTAAGTTGTTGATTTCAGGTGGCTTGCGGCAAAGTGTAAAAGTGTAATTCACTATAGGCGATTACACTTTTACACTTTCGCCTCTAATCGTCGTCTTTGTCGTAAAAATTCTTTGGTTTTTGTACCGAACTTGTCTTCAAATCTTTGCCGCAATACTGACCGTGTTTCGGGCGCTCGATAAAACCGTCTTTGAAAAGTTCGTTAAGGGTTTTCTTCACCATATCCGAGCCGAACTGGTCTTCAAATTTCGTGATAACGTCGGCGGTCGAAACGGTGTCGGGATAAACGATGGTTTCGAAAAACGCGCGTAAGACCTGATAAGCCGTTTTCTTCGGCGGCGGCGGGACGATGGTCGTGTGGTGAAACCAGCGATCGTCTTTGAGCGCAAAAACTTCCCGGTAATTTTGCCCGCCGTCGGTTTTGCGTTTGGCGCATTCGACCGTCACCGGCTCGCCTTTCGAGACGTCGCCGAACATATTTATTACCGTTCGCGAAAGCGCCTGAAGCGCCGACGCGCCGCGCCCGGCATGAACGCCCGCCGCTTCGATCTCGGTCTGTTTGCCTTTGCCGTAATGGTGCGCGAACAAAAACGCGCAGTCGCCTTTCGAAGCCATCTTCAAAAGCGGCTTGATAACTTTTTTCGTGACCTCGGCGTTCGAATTTTCGTCGTTCAAGTCATACGCGGCCGAAACGTTGTCGACGAAAATAAACTCGACGCCGTTTTGTTGGATCAAACTGTTCGCCCATTTCTCGTGCGTGTTGAATTGAAAGAGCTCGCCGCCCATCAGCCCTTTTGGGATCACTATTAAATTTTTCTTGATGACGTCTTTTTCAAGCGGCGTAAAAATTTCGAACATTTCGGCGAGATCGCGCTGAACGTCCTGAGCATCGGATTCGAAATCGAAATAAGCTATCCGGATCGGCCGGCCGCCTTCGTAGAACGGCAGAAACGCGCGGCCCGCGGCCATGCAGAGCCCGACGTTGCGCAGCAGGGTCGTTTTTCCGGCATTGGTAGCGGCTTGAATTATCGCGATGTCTTTTTTGCCGATGTGAAAACTCAAAATCTCTTTCGGCTCGAAAACGGTCGTCAAAAGATCGCCGAGCAGGTAAGGCTTTAACGTGTTTTCGTAGTCGGGCGCGCCCGGGTCGTCGTCGCTGACCGGCGCTTGTTGAATATTAGGCGCATAGCGGCCGATCGAGCGCGCGATTTGATTGACTTCCGCGTCGTCGAGCGGCGGTTTGCAAAGCCGCTGATTCTCGGCTTGAAGGGCGTAATAGATCGAATCTTCCGAAAAGCCGTGATGCCGCATTGCGCCCGCTAAAGCAATGAGCGTATTGTTTCGGGAGCCGAAATTGATCGCGTCCGGCACTTTCAAGCCGTCGGCGGGCGGGGGAACGAAAAGACCGTTTGCACTGGCCTGCGCATGGCCGTTTCCGTTCCCATTCTGCGAGCCATGGGTTGTCACAGAATTCAATTTTTCGACCCATTCGGCCGGGAATTCCAAAAGCGTCGAGACGTCGTTCAGAAATTCATAATTTTTACCCGAAACGTGAAGACTCGGCGGCGCGACCACATAGCCGCCTTCACCGCGGACGTCGATAAACTCGGCCAGCTTTGAAGTCGAGTTTTTGATGATCTGCCCGGCCGGCAACTTATAATAAAAATGCAGCCCGCCGCCGGTTTTGATCTCGGGCGTCGATTCGAAAACGTCCTGATCAATATCGCCGATATATAAATCGAAAATATTGCCGCCTTTAGCTTCGTCGATGTCGAGAACGACGAGGCCCGAAACGCTGCCGGTCGCGATGCCGATATTGGCGCAAGGCATTCCCAATGCGCCCCACCATGCTCGAATTTGCGCTTCGTCTTTGGTCGCGTCCAGAACGCCGCGCGGCACGAGCGACGCGACCGGATGCTTGCCGGGGCTTTTGCAGTCGGCCTTTTGGCACGTGCAGGCGCCCGTTTCGATCGAATGGCACGGAAACACCGGCCATCCCCACTCGCGGGCGTAATTGAGCGCGAATTCTAAAATCGTGATTTGTCGAGTTTCTGGCGTCATAAATTTTGCTCAAATAATCTTTCGAATGCCGGAACACTCGAAAGATTCAATCAACAAAAATTAGAACGGAATGCCATCGTTTGCGGCTGCAGCTGCCGGCGGCTGCATCAGATTCGGCGCGACTTGATTCGACGGCGACGGTTGCGCGCCGGCCGCGGCTTGCGCATTGGCTTGATTAACTAACTCTTGTTTTGTTTTGTAATTTTCCGCTTGTAATTCGGGCATTCCGTGAACCAGCGGCATGATTGAGCCGATATTGGCAAAGATTTTTTCACCCTGTTTGGTGTGAACGATGCTGATAAGAGCATTACGCCCCGTTAAATCGACATCGACCCCCGGCGGGCGTTTTTCGGCATCGGTCAGATCGTGGCCGCGCCACGAAAGCAAAAACTTTCTGAGACTGGCTTTTTCCCCGAGTACCAAATTAAACGGTTGCGAACGAACTTCGAACCGCGTCCCGGATTCCGGATCGATCTGGTTGATCTGAAAAACATATTGAATTTCGTGCGTGTTGACCGGTTCATCCGCCCCCGTGTCTTTGTTTTTATAGATCCGGTTTTTATATCCCAAATCCAACACTTCGCAGCACACAGCCTGAAACTGCCCTTGCGGGGCTAACTTAAATGATTCTTTAGCTTCTGCGTATATTGCCATATTGCTTATATCTCCTATATTTGTAATTTGTAATTTGAGCCCTTAGGCTTTTTAGAGCTTTTCGCTCAATGAGAAGCGCGTTTGACGGTAGTTTTGAAAAAGACAGGTATTTTCAAAACTTTTTTTCACGCGCTTCCGATTCAACGAAAGGCAGGTGTGAAGCAAATTAGACTTAAAAACCTCACACCTTTCTTGCAATTCTCGAACGCCAAAGCCGGAGTTAGTTTTATTTAGCGTTCGATACATCAAAGAGCAGCTCCGGCAAACTTTTTAATTATTGCGGTTCTCTTTTCAATTCCGCCTGATTTTTGGTTTCGATCCGATCTTCGACAGCGCGTTGCAAATCAATCGTCCTGCCGGGACAAGTGTTGGCCATCCGAAGCGCGCAAACAACAAAATCTGCCACATACCGATCAACTTCATCAGGTGTAAATTCACTTCCGCCGTGCTCTGCATCATTAACGACCGCCGCGAGTTTTCCAGCGGCTTTCTGAACGTGCAAAAGCGCGTGCCCAAAATCCTTGTGTGTTATCGGTGAACTACGAAAATCACGATGGTAATGAACTGTCCATGGTAATTGAGTTTGCAGTTCTCTAATTGTCAAATCTTTGCCCATATTGCTCCTATGTTTCTTTTTTAAATCAATCCAAATAAACCGCGCTCGGCGTCTTTCTTGGCAATCGTGTTTTTCTTTCTGACCGCAACGTGCTTGTCGCGATCGAGCGCCAAATGACACGCCTGACAAAGCGCGAGAACGTGGCTTGGTTTGGCGCATTTAACGCCGTACGATCGCCGACACCGGCACACGCCGCCCGGGTTGTCAAGATGCGCGACCGTGAGCACGACTTTCGAGCCGCGCGCGTTTATCGTTCCGTTTTCAATACCGCATTGCTCGCAAAAATTACCCGCCCGCTCGAAGCGAATATACTTGCTAAACTGCGCCCAATAAGGCGGGTAATTTTTGCGATTGAATGCCATTTATTTAACAACTTTCGTTCTTTTCCGACCTTACCCTTTATGCAATCCGAAAAACGAGCAAAACTCTGCGTTACCGTACTGGTTGGCTGTAACTTTGCCGATTTCCTGGATTGTAAAAAACTTTTTGGCGATTCTTTTTTCGGTAAGAAAATGCTTTACGCCCGCCGCGCAGGCGCCCGTTACCACTCTGTAAACTTCAATCGCTTTTTGAAACGGCAGTTTTTTATCGATCGACAGTCCTGCGTACTCGGATTTGTCCCGGTTCGAGATTTTGTAGATCAAATCCTCTTTCGCTTCTTTAACGGTGGCGCCGTGAGCGTATCTGCCCTGGCCGTCAGATACCAAAAAATAGCGATTATCTTTATTAACGTCCTTTAATTTCCAGACGTTGCCTTTCCGGCTGACTACTTCCGAAAATCGGCCGTCACATTTTATGTATTTCCCTTTTTTCCACGACATAAACGGAATGTTTTTATCGTCATAGTCGCTGGAATTGAAGCCTTCGGGAATCGAGGTCA